GAACGGCTCCCACCAAGCATCATAATCCCCTTTTTGAGATGTAATTCCCCACTGTATAATTAGTCCACCAAAAAAACTGCCTAAGCAAACATATCCGTTATTTGCAATGTGGTATTTTACACCCGATGCAGTCAAGACCATTTTCAAAAGTTGCCCAAACCACGAGTTTGTTTGTAACGCTGAGATTGCAGATATTGTAGTAGTGAGCGCCAACTTGTTGATAACATCTTTACCCAAGTTCCCGATTTTTTCATAAAGAGAAAATCTATTTTCATGAGCGCCGGCATTTCTGTTATGCTCGTCAAGCTCTGCCTGTGTGAGAAACGTTTCATCTTTGACTTGAACTGTTAAGTTTTCTACATCGCCAACAACAATATCGATTTTAAAGATTTGGGAATCAATTGGCGTTGATTTGTCCGGAATATAATCAACAAAATTTCCACCATTTGTATAGGCTATCAGTTTTTCGTTTCCTGATGTGCCAACCTTAGCATATACACCGACTTCTCGTGCAAAAAAGCCTGTATTAAGCCCCGCATTAGAACAGGAAGCTCGGATTTGGAACTGTCCGTTGCCAAGATTAGTACCGCCAGACAGAGTAAGTTCCATCTTTGGATTTTTAAGTGCCGTGAGATTTCGTATAGAATCTCCTCCGATATCGCCATCACCGAGCATGATTTTAGTAAAAATTAAAGCTTGATTTGTGGCATTGGCTTCTGATATAAGTGATAAACCTCGTGTTGTCATTAAAATTTTTGGATAGTTAGCCATTGTTTAGCCCCCCCCGAATATAAATAACTTTATGTGCATGACCGATATAGCCGGATGCATTTGTATTACCGCTTATTGACGGAGCGATAAACCCTAAATCCGGCGAGATGTGAATTGTATTACTTATTTTACATACGCCGGCCGCGTATATACGCCCTGTAACAGTCTTTACGTTTTCTACTTTAATATCAAGATTCGCCGGAATAATACAACGAGCCTGTGTACGAATTTCCCTTGTCCGCCATACCATATCAGCGGATAGGTTAAACCAGAGAACATAATCATCGTATTCCGGTCTTATTACAACTTCACCGGCGCCATACTGCAAATCCAGCATTTGTTGATAACCTGAGTGCGTATAAACCGCCATATTATTAATTTTTGACAAGACCATACGCCTTCGAGCCTCAAAAGACTTTTCGGAAATATTATGAATTCCTAACATCTTCTCATATCTTTCAAGACCTGCTTCGTCTACATCACAGGCGAACGTGTTTATGCCGGTTGAAAAAATCTTATTAATTATGGCATCTAACTCCGGCTCTACCGTATCAGCAAATACTGTGAATTCTTTTGCGTTAGCTAGCACATCCGGAAAGTAATGTCGGACGTTAGCTTTTCGAAGTTTGAGCTCTTTTCTCAAGTTATTCATACAGGATCACCTTCAATGTTCCAATTTCGTCGGGATCCAATTTCAGATTCTTATCTGTGCCGTTCAACGTCATCCGTTCAATATCAAGAACTCCGCTAATATCTAATAGCAAGCTTTCCAACTTTGCCCGCCGGAAAACAAGTCCCGTGTTTGAATATTTTTCAGTAGTAACCGTTTGTGTATAATGCCATGATTTATTCACCTCGGCAATATATTCTGCTGTTACCTGTTGGATAGCATTTTTTATAGAATCCAATGTATAATCACTTTTCATTGTAATTTTGCATTGTACTGTTATCTCTTTAGGTACTACTCCCGTAACTGTCACAAAATGCCCGATAGGTGCAACCCCTACTCCCTGTTGATGATACGGAATCGGATCTAATATCTCCTGCACACGGCTCACAAATTCGTTGGAAGGAGGCTTAAATTCTGATGTACAAAATACAACTTTGACCGTTCCGCCGCCATTCCACACCGGATATACTTTGACACCGCCTACGCCGGATATAGATAACATTTTTTCTTTATAATCCGCAATATTTCCCCCATATGCTTGTGTTTCAAAACTTTTTAAATATCGTTGCCGGAACGCTTCTGTATCTTCATCATCAATAGCAGGAATAGACAGTTCTTCAATTTTGGCGGATTGCAGTTCCGAGAGATGGTCAATAGGTACAAGCGCTCCGGCTGCTTTATTTCCCAAAACCCCGGCGGTCTCACAAGAAAGAAGGTAATTACCGTCTTTTACCTTTTCGGTTATTACGTAATTGATTCCATCGCATGAAAAACGGGATCCGACTGGTATTTGTAAAGTATTTGGATTGAATATCCCGCGCACGACCGCTTTCGTTGCTTTATACGGCACCAGTCCGCGCTCCAAAGCTCGTTCAATCAAAAATTGGCGCTCCGCTGTATCTCCAAATGTATTCTTCATAAACCAGTCCAGCGCAGCATACATCAGTTCAAGTTCAATCGCTACCGGAGCTGTTGCATCGTAAATAATACTACCTTCCCGTTTGTCCACTGTAGGACTGACGGTATCCAACATTCTCTTTTCTATAAGCTGGCTTGTTTGATTCTCATACATTCTTTACTTTCACACTCCTTTCCATTTCAATATTTCCAAAAATGGAATGCACTACAAAATAGCAATTGACGTTTCCCTTTTTATCGTATTGCAAATCGAAACTGTCCACTTTAGTGATGCGGTCATCTACCAGTAGTGCCTCTTCAATTCGGCGCGGAATCTCAGGAATAACATAGGGCATCGGTTTACCAAACAGATCGGCAAGCTCCACTCCGTAATCCGAAGAGTAAATGACGTGTTTATACCTCTCCGTGTTTAAAATCTTATAAACTGCCTGCCGTACAGCCTCCAAGTCTTCGGTTATTATCCCCGACACCGTTTCTTCCTCGATATTCATCCGATAAGTTTTAGAAGGCATGGGTGCTTGGCTACCGGCAATGGATATATTATTAAATTCTTCAGGTAATAATCTCATTCATTCACCCCCACTGCCCGTGAACGTCGATGTGATTATATACACGGTTAGCAACATAGAATAATTGTCCGCCTTCCTGCTGTATCATCACTACCTTTTCACCGACTTTTAAACCGTTATAAATAATAATTTTCTTTCGACCTTTATAGCCGTGATTATGCCCCGCAAATTCAGCATATCCTCCGCCGCCTGCCCGATTTTCTGTAGTGTGATTAACTTCAATATCCACTTCAAAATCACGAACATTATCAGAAAGTATTAAATAATCCTCATCTAATTCGTTTTTGCCCACACGGATAGCTAACGGTTTCTCAGATACAACTTCACCTAAAACGAAATTAGACAGGTTCATGCTTCCCACGGTTTTTTTAACGATGGATTTCAGCACATTCGGTAATTCATCATTGATCATTGATTACACCACCTTTAAGAGTTAAATCCATCAGATGTACTTGATTCGAAAAAGTGTGAACGACTTTCGTCACCAGCACTTTTTGTGCCAGTTCCACATCTCCGAGATTGAGTTTTACATAAATCATAGACCCGGCGCGTACCCGAATATCTCCGACGGCGCCTTTTATGTCCAATTTTCTACGGACTACATTGTAAAACTTAAGCATTTGGTTTGCTCTTTCCTGCGGATTTTGGATGTTTTTCTGCAATTTTTCATAATATTGTAGAACGCCCCACTGGTCTTTTTCCTTTGATTTTGCAAATTCATCAGGACTCATAGGAGCGTAGAACTCTTTTCGTTTACCCTCGCCTTGTTCCTGTTTATCTTCTACGACCAGTTTCACTAAGTTATAAGTATCTTTGTCTATACTGCTTTCATAATCGAAATCTTCTGCAGTTTTGTTATCTATAAGAAGAGGGACCACCATATCAATCGGCTTGGAAAGCATGAGCTTTTGAAAATCATCGTAAAGAACATAGACCTCTTTTGTGTTGACTAAGGTAATATCAAGTGCGCCTTGGATAATATCAAAAAGAGTGGCGTTATCTTCCACTCTTTTATCAATCACAAATTTAGTATCTGCCAGTGTTCCGACTTTTAGTTGGAAATAATCAGCTAACTTTTGTATGACCTGCGTGGCCGTCAGGTTCTTATATTGCCAACTTTCTTTATTCTTCAAATACCGGAGTTGGTCATAGGCAGTGACATCGATACTACTATCCTTGTTTCGTTTTTTCACGAAAATAAACCCAAAGAAGACAGCTTTATCCCCAACCTTGACCTGCACCGTATCCCCCTCAACAAATTTAAGGGCTTCATCTTTATATACGGTAAAAGTGAACTTCCCCGGCGCTCCGCTAATAGACCACTCAATTTTAGCCCCATCCAACACGGCAGGCGCATAATATTTGTTTTCCGGTTTATTATGGATAATGACTTCAAACAAGTTTAAGCACCCGCCCTTTTATGTTTTTTTCAAGCGGATTAGTCACTCCGCTGGCATTGGCCACCGCTCGCCAATCAAGGTTTCCGCCAACGACCCCTCTACAGGCCTCCAGTACGGATAATTGATTTGCTATTTTTATTGTTGCGGGGACCTGTGCTGTTGGCGTATATCTCGGCTCTTTTACACGCAAAGTTTCCGTACCGTCTTCATTCTTTGTTATTTCTACAGCCTTGGTTCCAAAAAATTTATACTGTTTAAGCACAATACTGATGTTTAAATCGGTGCCGTTCCGTGCATCTTCTCTAATTTCATAATTTTCGACAGTACAGAGCATGTTGGTGTTCCATAGTTGTGAATAATCAAATCCCATACGAGTGACAATAAAGCGGATAGGATTTTTTGTTTCTTTAGCGGATTTAAGAGAATCTATGAAAGGCGCCGCCTTTTTAAAAGAAAACGCGTTCCCTAAAGACCCTCCGATTCGAGATGAGATGGCACCCACAGCATAATTGATTAATCCTGTTTGCAAAGAAGAATCATAATTTGCAAATGGATATCTGCTGTTCGGCAATAAAAACTCAAACGATATTTCTGTCAATCCGGGAGCCTTGATTAAATTGACCTCCCCCTCATTGATTAAGTTGATAGTCTTATTTTTGCCATTAATTCTCGTGTTCATGCTCGGCGGCGGAACAGGGAGCATTGTCTCTCCAAGAAAGAAATAATAACTCATCTTTGTACCGCCTCCGCTCCATTTTCTACAGATTCTATCAATACATCATTCAACCGCCGCAATACGCCATCAAAATCATTACCGCCGGTATCGCCCGCAGTGACCCCGCCAACGTCGATGTGAACAGTAGCCGTTGTATATTTATTAACAGCTTCTCGCTCCGCCGCTTCCCGAAGAAAAGCAAGGTCATCCGCCGTGCTATCCAAAGCATCTGCCGCCCGTTTAGCGTCTTTTGCTCCCCGACCGGTACTATCTGCGGTTTTTGCCGTATTATCGGCAATATCTTTAGCAGTATAACCGGGCGCAGCTGTTTCCGGCATATGAAAAGCTTCGCCGATACTGTTACCGATAGCGGCTCCGGCATTGTATCCCCACGACATTTCATTTGAATAGTCCAGCGTTTTCATCTTCAGTCCGGAATAATCATATCCGCCGGAAATTTCTCTCTTTTCTGCTCTGAGGGATTCTGCAGAAAACTCTGTGCTGATTCCTAACTTATTCATACCGGGGATTTTAGCAATCATCCTGACAACAGCGGCTACTGCCTGTCCTACGAGATCTACGACGCCATTCCAAATATCGGCAAAAAGATTATAGGTTGCATTCAAAGGATCTATAAAAATATTACCGATGAACTCGGCAAAGGAAACAAACATATTCCAAGAGAAAGCAATCATGTTCCATATAGAAGAAAACAGCAGCATGAAAGCCCCAAAAATAATACCCGTTGCCGATATGCTCGTTCCGGCAAAATAATTAACTGCCGCCACTGCTGCATAAAGTACGGCAATAACGGCAATAATAGCTCCAACTATCCACGTAAGCGGGCAAGCATACATAGCGGCATTTAAACCTTCCTGCGCTATAGTAAGTGCAATTAGCGCTGCCGTTTCCAGCCAGTCTGCCGCTGTTTTAGCTGCCATTGCCAGCGTCGCCAGTCCTATTTGTCCGGTAGAAACCATCGCCATTGTTCCGACAAAAGCCAAATATCCGCCCAGTGCAATAAGCGCCACTCGCATAAGCAGACTATGATTCTGTACAAATGATGTAATTGCGGAAATAGCCGCTGAAAACATATTGACAAACCACTCTACTCCCCCGATAACCACATGAAGAACGGGCATGATGGACTTAACTCCGTTTTTCAACATACTGAAGATGGACCGAACTCCCTCGCTATTTGCCAACCGGTTAATGCGGTCTGCAATCGGCGAAAAAGATTTCATCGCTACATTTTTGAAATCAGTAAAGTGGTCACTCCAGCGTTTCGGCATTCTTTCAAATTTATCATTAATTTCGCCCATGTTTTCAAATATAGCCCGCTTAATGACATCCGCGGTAATCTCTCCTTGAGCTGATAATTGTTTCAACTCGCCGCGAGAAACTTTCATGGTCTTTGCAATCATATCCTGCAAAATAGGAGCATTTTCAGTGATAGACCGGAATTCGTCCCCTTGTAACCTGCCACTGGCTAAGGCTTGTTGCAGCTGTAGCATCGCAAATTGCTGGTTTTCTTTGGATGCCCCACCAATAACAAACAGTTTCTGCATACCTTCCATAAACTGTACTGTTTTCCGCGGATCGGGGAATGCGTCTCGGGCATTGACGGAAAGACTTGCTACTGCTTTAGCCATATCCATATACCCGCCTCTTGCCCGTTGCGCGGATTCGTAAATCATATTATTCAGTGCGACCACGTTGGACTGTGAGCCGGCTACCAATTCGAGCCTTGCATTCAAGCTTGTGTATTCATCGGCTAATGCTACAGCCCCCGTAATAGAACTTGTAATATTATCTAAGCCACGCATAATGACATTTCCGACAATGTTGCCGGCAAGAATACTTTTAAATAATCCTGCTTTTCCGGCGGCATACCCGAAAGAATCTCCTGCGTTTCTCGCACTTCCGCTGACGTAGTTTAATTTATTTGATACCGAACCGGCCGCACGGCTCATTTTTTCTAATACGGGACTGACACCGTCCCGAAGGCTGATATAGTTCTGCAGTGTTGCCATCTGCTCACCTCCTTCTATTTGCGTTTCAATTTGGCTGCCTGCTTTTTCTCTGATTTGATGTATTCATCAACAAAAGCATAAATCATAGCCAATTCGTATTCCGGCAAAGTAAAAATCTCGTGCGGTAACCTATGTAATTTAATAAGTGCAAAATAGGCTACATGCGCATCCAGATCCTTTGCCTTTAAGAGTTTTTTACCGTCTTGATCTTATCGCCCATGCCTGCCTCAAAGTCAGATGCTTGAGATACGGCAGAATACAGGTCTGCCAGTTCGCCCGGTGTCAGCATCGCTTTAAGCAATTCTTCCGCTCCAATTGCGTCCCAGTTCCCCTGCAGTTCTGCGTCGTTCAGATTGGGGAATACGACAGATTTCAGTGTCATTTCAATCATGAATTTATCCTGATCAAATTCCATCTTCCAGTCTTTAGTTCCTTTGACCGGAATTCGTTTCGTGCAGGCATCACGTAAACTGTCCATTTCCTCATTAGTCAGTACGCGGATTTCCCACGGCACGGGTTTTCCGTCTTCGCCAACCATTCGCTTTGACGCGGCGTACTGTACCGGTGCTTTTTTTATAACGTTTTCTTTAAAAAATGCTTTTAATGTCTTTTCAGCCATTTGATTTTCCTTTCACAAAAGAATAGGCGGGGATGTCCCCGCCGCCACTACGCTTTCATTCCATCAAGTTCTTTGAATTTTTCAGGAACCTTGATTCCTTCAAAAGTGAATGAAATTTCATCCTCAAGCCACTTGCCTTCTGCATCAAATCCGGCAACAGTACCCTTGTCGATATTGCACCCGGTTAGAATCACGGTATGCTTCCCCGCCTCGCTGGTCGGGTCATTATTGACGACCTGCAGGTCAAAGTAAGTATCTACTCCCTGATTGACGTATTTCAGCATCATATTTTCAAAGAGCGAAGTATTCTTGTAAATTGTCAGTGTACCGCTGCCTTTAGCGGACACGGACTTATTCCCTTTCATCAGGCGTCCCAGAATAGCAACTTCTTCTTTCTCTTTTTCGATAGTTGCTTCAAGGCTCTTTGCCTGAAATAACAGATACCTGTTTCCATCTACCGTTACATAGGCACTGGCCAGCTTTGCTGAAATGACATCCTTGGCCAGCATCGTACGGATTGCGCTGATTTCATCTGCCATGAGCTATCTCCTTTCTTACGCGACCACCACAGTACAATATAATTTTTCCATACATGCCGTCGGCTGGATTTCAAATGTCCACAGAACGGCGGTTTTCTCTTCGCCCTGCGTGGGTACAGGCAAGTCATCATCTACAAAGTTCTGAATCGCCCTGACACGCTGGTATTCTTCAAACAGCGCTATACCGTCTTTCCACAAAGAAATTCGCCCATCAGCATCATTCTGCACCTTACCGAGATAAATCCGGTTAAACAGTCGGGCAATGTCAATTGCCGCATTATCCAGCACACGGATTACCTGATTCAGCGTAAAATCTTTATTCATTGCTTTGGTTACTTCCGTGAAGGTATTAATATCCGTCAGAACACGGGTATCGCCTAATACATTGCCGGATACCGAATCGGAAACATTATGGAACATGAACATGCCATCGCTGACTGCCTGTTCAAGCTCATACTGCTTGAAGTTGGTATTGACCGTATATTCTCCATCATAGATGGCGTTCGTGCAGCTCGCATTGATTGCGCATGCCGCTTCTTTTCCGGTAAGCCAGTATACTAAGGATCCCTTTTCTGCACCTGTATCCGTCACGTCGTTCTTGATAGAAATAACGCCGGGATAATTAACCTTGGTCTTGCCGTAAATCACAAGCTGGAATTTTGAGCCCGTGTTTTCACGGCAGCGCTTCGTGAAATTAATCAGCAATGACTGCACTGTCTCGTCAGAACCCGCATATCCCAAAATATTAAAATAGTACGGTTCAATATGTTCGATAAAAGACTGATATTCAGAAACAGTAACCGATGTTCCGTTCGTACCCCCAGTCAGTGGTTCCGCCGCTTTTACAGTAAGTGTCGCGGTTTTGCTGAATACGACAAAATCATTATCCTGCAAATCCGCGCCTTTGCTGACGTTGGACTGTTTATCTACCGTTTTCAGAAGCCCGTCTGTTGTGAGATAAGTGTACACGATGAACTTTCCGCTGTTATCCGGATCGCTCTGTACCGCGGTAGATAAATTGTTTCCTCTGGTTCCCGCATATTTTGCCGTTGCCAGTGTATTCTTTGCTTTCTCTCCGCCGCTGTTCAGACGGTAGAAATACCCTGTCTTCAGATTGATAAACAAATCGCGCAAAGGCTTCATTTTATCGTGGCCATAATCGTAGCCGAAAATCTTCTGACAGTTCTTCTGGAAATCTTCTGCTTCCACACGGAAAACAGCTCCGCTTACGCCCCAATCCAGATCAAGCGCCATTGCCGCATAGCCGCGGTCGGCGATATCCGTCATCGGACGGTCTTTTGAAATGAAATTGATATATGTACCTGGCAATTTTTTATTTTGAAAAAGCCAGGTACCGCCGCCTAATGCCATAAGTTACCTCCTTTAGTTAATATCCTGTTTAACAGGCTGATTTAACGCATCTTTTAGCAATTCATCAATCTGGGAATGCGTATACTGCTCTCCCTCGCTAAGCAAATGCGTCAAAATGTCCGCATAGCGTTTGTACTTCGCGGATTTAACAATCGTTACTCCGTCGAAACGCTCCTCGAACGCTGCCTGTTCTTCTTTTTTAATTGCCATTTTTTATGGTTCCTTCCGTTTTTAAACTTTGCATTTTTTCTGCTTTTTCCCGATCTTTTAAAATAAATAGATTGTAAGAAACAAAGAAGTGAAGCGCACCGTCAGTCGTTCGGTAATGCATATCCGTTCCTCTGGTTATGGAACCATCCGGAAGAGTAATATACTCCAGTTCCACAAAGAACGCTTCTGCCATCTTGTGGATTTCTTCCCGGACATCTGAAACTTCATCGGCCGCATTCGGCATGAACCAGATATCAAAGCTATGTTCCTGCCAGTAACGGTTACCAACAGACAGTTCCTGTGACTGATCCAGCTGCTTCAGATAAAAGCAGGGGAAACGGGCATGATTCTTTTTTACGTCCACATACACGGGATATTTAGTCAGCTTATGCAGTTTTGATGAGATGCCTTTGATTATCTCATTAATTATCGTCATGTACTGTACCTCGACAACACCCTGTTAATATTTCGACGCAAAATATCTTTAGACCGCCGCTCCGTTGCTTTCTCCGCCTTTTCCGCCATGTTCAATCCGTCTACCCAGTTTTTTACCAGCCGTTTACCCAAAATAGGAACATACCTTCCCGGCTGTTGCCTGTGGCCATCATTGACATAAGAAGCGTAAGACGCGGTATTGAATACTTTAACTTTATATTCTCTGCCGTTCTGCTCAACAGCTCCGGCATTCCACGAACGCTTCATATGTTCGGAATTAGTTGTGATCGTCACGCCGTTTCTTTCAACGGTTTGAACGCCTCTTGTCGGGGTAGCCCTTTTCGCTTCAGCAAGATATACAGCTGCCATCTCTTTCACGCTCTGCTGTTTTGCCGCTTGCATCTGAACTCCGTTCAGCTCCTCTATCCGTTTTTGCAGCTCGGCAAATCCGCTGAAATCTACAGTTACATCAGCCATTGTGCACCTCCCGGTGTTCCAGGCTGATTTCCTGATGATTATCATAGACGGCAGATACACCTGCAGATTTAAAATGCAGATGCCGTCCTTGCCGTACCACGTCAACATCAGCCCCTGCAGGTACATCCACTTCGGGATTTAAAAACAAAGTAACGGACTGTGTCATAACAGGAATGCCATCACCGCCCGTTGCAGGCAAATTCTTGTAAGAAATACGGCAAGGGTACTCCGCAGATGTCACCCTTACCGTTTTTACAATTCCCGTATCTGGGTCTACCGTATCCTTTTCTGTAATAATTCTGCAGGTGTCTGTATACAAGCTTTCAACGGCTTTTCTTGATCTTACCAACGCAGCCTTCGGAAGCATCCTAAATCACGCTCCTTTGTCCACAATGTAATCAGCGCATCCAGCCTCTGTTCTGCCGAAGTTCCACCGAGCTCGACCGTCGTATCTCCCTCTTTTATAGATTTCACGACGTCAAGCTCATCGGCACTTAAAATAGCCGCTTTGCTCATCTGCATGAATCTGCCTGCCATCGCTTCGTCAACGGTATGCTGCAGCTCACCGGGGAGCTCTTTCAGATTACAGTCATTCAAAACATGCTGCACTTCCCCATTATAGATATACTCCAGCAGTGCCATATCAGAATCTTTGACATCATACCCTGTCGCACCCTTAATGAGTATTTTTACATCGGCAATCATAAGAATTACTCCTTGATCAGAGAAAGGATATCGGCTTTTGTATCCGCACCGGAAATATCAATCCCGTTAGCTTCCGCATAATCAACAAGCTGCTGCTTGGTCATCTTATCCAGTGCAACAGCATCATTATCAGCGCCATAGTCCTCATCAAGAACGAATCCCTCTTTGATTAGTTTCTCTTTCTGGAAATCGCTTTCTACGTACTGTACCTCGTTCAGTCTGGTCAATCTTTCCATGATTTACCTCCTTACGCCCCGGTATTAACCCATACACCAGCCAGCTTGTTTGTAGGGATCCAGAGATCATGGAATTTGCGGTAATCCAACTTCCACGCATCGGCCTTCTGATTCACGTTCGGTTCAAAAATGCGGATCTTGTCCGTCTTAGAAACCGCAATCGGTGCACGGCGGGCAATGATAATCCAGTTGATTCCTTTTGCAGCAGTATCCGGCTTGAATCCGCCTTTTTCCTGCCCAGCCGTTTTGCCGTCGTTGAATACATACGCCGTCTTCATGCGCGCGGAAGGAACTGAAAGAATCGGAATTTCATTATAGGTTTTTACTTTGGTAGTAATTTCACCAGCTTTAAAGTCCGCCGTATCCAAGTACTTAGTAATGTCTTTTGCATTATTCAGGATAGTGCGAATCGGAGTAGCCATGATAATGACAAGAGGTTCCCCTTCTCCAATAATGTCCTGCACTTTTGCGATTTCATCGTCCAGATTTTCCAGAACGTTTGTTTTATCCGGCGTGAAAGTTGCCGTTTCATGGGATGCGCCTTTTGCCAAAGCCGCAATCTTAGAGTAGCGGAACGCATCCACTTCCGGGATAACCTGTGTACGCTGGAACTCGCCCATAACGTTTCCGGCAGATGCCACAAAATTGGATTCATCCACATCCATAGCGTCAAGCATAAACGTGCGTCCGCGATCCTGTGTTAATTTGTAATCTGCATATTTCAGAGTTACAGCACCCTGATTGAACCCGTTGTCACGGTCATATTTCGCTAAGCCGCCGATAGAAATCTCCGGCATTTTTACCGTATCCCCGCCGCTGTATTTTACATTCTGTGCATTAGATTCCATCCATCCGGAAGTCGCACCTACCAACATTTGCTTATCCAGACTCTGTTGGAAATTCTTTGCATATTCAAGTGTATTAATTGCCATTGTTTAATTCTCCTTTTTTATTAAATACCTAATGCCTGTTCAAATTGCTGCTGCACAGTCAGTTTTGCCGCATCGCCACCGTCGGAACCTGATCCGGGATGGATGCCATCTACTTCTTTTTTCTGTTTATCCACGACATCAAACAGATACGTGTCTGATTTCTGCAGCTCTTTAATTTTGTCGGAAAGTCCAACGACTTCCCCTTTTTCGTCCAGCCTTGCGTCTTTCAAGTCCAGCAGAGCGCGGGCAGCCTTAATATTCTTTGCCTTTGCCGCAGTCAGAGAACGTTCTACCGCCGCATCCAGTTTCATCTGCGCAAGCTGCGTAGCATGTTCTGTTTCCATAGTCTTGGCAGCCGCCTGCATAGCCTCAAGCTGTTTCTTGAGCTCCGCATTACTGTCATTGTTCTTTTTTAAACCCTCAATCTGTTTTGATAATTCTCCTTTCTCTTTTTCGGCATTCTTCAGGGCTTCGTTCTTTTCGTTGAACTGTGACTTGGCCACATAATTTTTACCGTAATCCTCCGAAATTTTCGTAACCTGTTCATCAGTCAGCCCCAACGCCTTTAACTCTTCTTTTGTCATAATGATCTCCTTTCGACTTTTTATCGTGGTTTATCCCCCACACCGGAAATACCTGTTCTTTTTCGCCTGCAGTACGGAAAAGGCAATATAAAAGCACCCGTTAAGAGTGCTTTTGAAACCGTATGTTATTTTTATCCGCTACCAATCCGGATGAGTAGTGATTTTAGTAATGATATCTTCGGCAATATTTCTGTCATCTTCATTTAGTCCTTGTATATCATCAGCAATAGCATCCACTAAATCCGCAGCTTTCTCATCTTCCATTTCATCAGCAAAACTGAAATGCATTTTCTTTAAGAACATCTTTTCTTTTTCAGTAAACTCATATTGTAGAATCATCTTATTTCCCTTTCTTATATTTTTTCAGTCGAGATTTACCTGTCGGCCACGATGTAATAATAACCCCCGTGTCAGGATTTATATTCACAGTTGTAGCTTCACCGATAAATCTCTGCGAGTTTCCATTTTCTTTTACTACGACCTCTCCAACATGCAGTGGATTTATCAATGCATCTTTAATACCATCTAAATCAAGATTGCGGACATCCGCCCTTTCCTGCTGGTGCTTAGACAGCTTGGCAATAGTAATTCCGTTACTGGTTTTTAACCCAGTCAATGCACCGGTATCGGTATTCTTTACGTATTTATTATACCATTCCTCATAATGCAAATCACCTTCAACAAATACCGTCTTCCCTGTTGATAGGTCACGTGCCGCCCTCGTGGCCTCCTGACTATCAGTAATTCCTTCAATATATGGAATCGTAGTCGAACGACAGTAGCAATGAAACGGCGGCATGGTAATTCCCGGCTTGGCGTCTTTTCGATCAAACACCTTTTTATCCAAGTGACGGCAGATGTCCGACGTCTTTACATCCAGTACAGCCAGTATCTGATATTGTTCCACATCCAATGCGTCGTAAGTATCAAGCATCGCTTTTTCCTGCACATAGGCCGTTTCTGTTTCTACTAAACGACGGGCATTACTGAATGATACATTAAATCGTTTTTGTATCCGATTAATTAACGGTGCCACGCCTTCACCAAGCATAAAAGACCGTGCCATTTCTGTCTGCAGGGTATTCATGAGCTGCGTTTTATTCTCCCATATCCGCTGTGAAAAGTCTTTACCGTCGCTTGCCCACGGCTTAGATACTGCAGTTTCTATATCCTGCTTTGCTACTTCCTTAAATGTGGAAAACTTGCCTTTCAATTTTTGCGCTTCATACGCCGTTTTGTAAACGCTGTCTTCATATACTTCAGAAAGCAAACTACGCATGCTTAGATTTTGCGATTTTGCCAGTTCTTCAACATACCGCGATGTCTTAATATATAATTCCTGGCTCCTGTCCAACCGTGCGCGAATAGAAGCTTTATCCAACATTTTGATATATTTTTGCGGAAGGTCTTTCTTCTTGGCCAGTTTGATATATTCTTTTAGTGTCAGCTGAAATGCTTTTAACTCCCGTGCATCGAGTTCCCTTTTCGCATCAGCCAGAGACATTTCATTTTCTTCCGCGTATCGGTAATACCAGTCCAGCACTTCCTTGCGTAATGCGGTCAACGCTTTCACGTATTCCCTGCGCATAGCAGCCGTGACGGTTTCTGCTTTCCCCATCTGCCGCCGTTTCAATCGTTCAAAACGCTTTTCCCAGTAGTTCATTCTTCAGCACCGTTAGGCTCATTTGCCGCATAATCAGGCATGAAAGATTCCGCATTTTCCTTTTCAAGCCGTACCAGTTCTTCCGCCGTATCTTTCGTCCATGGATGGTTTGCTACAATGGTTTCCCTACTGATAATCCCGACAGAGTTTTTGCAGTTTTGAATCACTTCCGATTCATTGACGGGCGTATCCCTGTTAAAGATAAATTCTACTTTATTTTTATCTGGATTTGTGCCGCTAATACGCAAGAATGTATTCACAAACCACATCAGCTGTTCCAGACTTGTCTGAAATTCCATCTCCATATTATTAGCATCTAAGTCTATATCGCTGTAAATAGAGCGAATATTCATCTGGTTAGGATTATTTGACATACGGTCATCTTTGGCATCAAAACCATGGCCGTTCTCAATAATCGCCTTCTTCAGCAGCTTGATAATCAGATCATAGTTGTCCGCATTGACTTCAATGCTAAGCGTCCGCACATCGCCTTTTCTGTCTTCCGTTCCTACTTTGATTACACCGTAAGCAATTAAGTTCCGGCGGAATTCCGATAGATCCTCACCCTCGTATCCCTCTAAAATCAAAATAGTACTGCGAATGTCTTCCGCCATGTTATCACTGTAATTACTTAACAGCGCATTCAGGGCGTCCTGCAGCCCCTTCACACGACTTATCAGCGGCAGCTCCCGATTATTGTACTTGAATGCGATCAGCGGCACTCTGTCCCAATTAAATGGCTCCCCGTTTACCGTGAGGTAGTCGGCGTCTGTCTGCTCTACATCGGGAATAAGCTTTTTGCTGTCCGTGTAAATGTATCGGCGTATACCTCCAGTCGTATAGTGCTCTACTTTCCATATGATTTTCGGCTGCGTGCCCTCGTAAGTAAAGACAGAATAGATCCGCAAAAATGAGTCCAGTATTTCATGTTCTTCATCCACCCAAAACGGGAGGACCTGTTCCGGTGCAAACCTCTTGAACCGAAGTTCGCCATTTGAGATGTATGGATGCAGATACCCAATCCCGCAGTTCAGTACGTCCGTTCCCAGATTCTTCAGGCGTCGACGGAACGTTTGATTGAATACGGCATCCAACTGTTCACCGTATACCTCATCATCTGTCCGTACTTCCATCGGCTTAGATAACAGATAGCTTACTTTTTGATCCACCAGTTCCGCATAGCGGTTATCCACAATCCGATTATTCGGCAAACCATTAACTGTCCGAGTATTGCCGTTCGTATCTACAGCCTGTCTTTGTTTATTTAAAATATCATGGTCTCCATCAAAATACCGCTTGCCGATAATCATCTGATTTCGTTTCCCTGAATCAATCCATGCTTGAAGTTCCAACTCCAGAAACTCCATTTCTGTTAGTCCACTGCCGCTCCCACGGCGTATGATATTATTCCACAATGCATTTAAGCTAAAATTCATCGTCTACCACCTAAGTTAAAAATTGAATACCGCTGCCTTTTCGCCCGAACCGCTCCACAGCATACCTCATGGCATCGAGCAGATGATTAAAATCGTCAATCGGTTTATTCACCTGATTATCAAATTTATCCTTGTTCCATGTATAATTTCCTATCTCCGTGAGGAAATTAACGCAACGCGGATGAATAACAATTTTATAATCTTGTATCAGCTGTATCCCGTTCAGTATGCTGTCTCTGCCTTTTTTCGCAGCATGAATACGAGTTAGCCCCAATGCACGGAGCTGTGCGATTGACTTAGGTTCCGCGCTGTCTGCCGTAATGTTTTCCTTGCTATACCCCATCCTGCTTATTTCTCGGTAAATCACTTCGTTGGTCAGGCCTTTTTTATACATTTCGTCAAATACATAAATCTCCCTTGACTTCGTATCTACCAGCCCGCAGAAGAGCGCGGACGGGTCATTTGTATACCCAAAATCAAGACCAAAAGCAGATTGCACACTTTCTCTTCTCGCAATTTCTGCAGCATCAAATATCCTTTCTTCCCAGTTTTCATACACCAGTCCTTCAACGATACCCCAATCGCCAAGTCCTGCCACCTGATATCGCCTCGGATTATTCAGCCGCATACGCTCAAACATACTGCGGTCAGAATCATCAAGAAATTCATTGCATTGATAGTTCGTTGTCTTTGCAAGAATATCATTATCCGCCTTATCAAAAAACCTCTTCTTGAGCCAGTGTTTTTCATTCCATGGATTAAAAGTCAGCGTTGCCTGTTTAAACAATCCTTCCGGCACTTCACCTCGTATAGATTCATCCAGCGTATCAAACGCCGCCTCTGACGTGATTTCATACGCTTCCTCAACCCACAGCCAGCAAAGCACACCGACGTCTACCGTGATAGAAGTAACTTTCAGCGGATCATCCAGTCCCCGGAAAAATATCTTCTGCCCTGTCGGTTTGTAGGTAATTTCAAGGGGGCTTTCTCTGCAAATAAAATAGGCATCCACCCCTAAGCGGTGTATTGCCCATTTAAGCTGCGTATAACAGCTGTCTTTTAATGTTCTGAAAGTTTTCCGTACCACCAATAGGTTCGCTTCGTGATACTTCATCAGGTTATAAATAAACCATAATGCGGCAGTAACTGACTTCTTACTCGCACGGCTGCCTTTAACCACCCGGTACCTGCCTTTGAAATTCCAGAAATCTCTGTATCCACCGCCAATAACAGCCGGAAGATATATCCTATTGGCATTACTCATGAATTTCACGCTCTCCGGTGATGATCACAGGTACCATTTCAATCTTCGTATCAGAACTGAAAAGGTCGTGGCGTTTCCCCATTAATTCAAGTGCTTTTATCTGGTCTCTTGCAGAAATTTGTTTTTTTATTATCTTAGCTTCGCTGAAACCATCGCCGATACCTTCAGTAACGACCACTTCTTCTTTAAGTTCCCCTCTGCCTGCTTTGGACAGTCGCCACAGCGCTTCTGCTGCAGACATCATGCCGTCTTCAAAGACTTTGTCCTGCAATTCTTTGATACGACTTTTTATTTCAACATTCTTCAACAATCGCTGACCCATTGAATATGCCGTTTTCTCACTGTATCCCGCTCGTATAGCTGCTTGCGTTGCGTTCAGATTAATCAGGTACTCAACGCAGAATTTTTCTTGTCTTGGTGTCACGCCATCACCTCCTTTCCTGCAATAAAAAAGCACCCCTTCGATGAACTTGTAAGATGAAAGCAGACACCTTTTTGTGTGTCTACTTTCATCTTACAAGTTCACTTCGAGTGCCTTTTTTATTAATCTATCCAAGTACCATACGATAAATCAAGCCCATTATCCTTTATATACGTTATAGCTATAGCCTTGCCAACACTTGTTAAATTACATCGGCAAATTGGTGATAAATCCCATATTTTCTGTATCTCACCAAAAGTGGGGACGCTAGAGATTAAACTCTCCAACTTATTAGGGTCACTAGGAACTTCAACACCAAAGAAAGTAGATATATATGGTTCAAATGTCATACTGCTGGGAAAAGCCATTGCACCGGTCGGTGAAATGCATCTTGCATAAGCAAGGTGTTCAAATATTATGTTTTTATTAAGGTCTTTACCGTTTTTCAAGAAACCTAAAACCGTTGAAAAATACTTCTCAATGTATTCCTTAGATGGGTCTCTTAAACCCACACATCTCATCAAGAATATACTTGCCAATATAGTTAAATGATTAGGTGTCAATAATTTCATAGTACTCAAAGCTTCATTATATATAATCTTATTCTGCTCTTTATCATTAGACTTCAATCTTTCAACCATAACATTCGCCAACATATCCCTGATATCATCATTTCCCTCCAAAGCATATGTTTTTTGTAACTGATACATTCCATATTGTACATTCACATCTCCAAATAAATTGCATAAATTCGGATCAATTCGTCTTATTTTTTCTAAGACTAACTCTGTAATTTCATTGGCCCGCTTATTAGCCTCACAAGAGGCCTCCAATCGTAATTTTAAAAAATTTTGATTAAACACGTCTTGTGCAATTTGTTTTGCATCAGCATAAGATATTCCACAAGTCATATTTCCACTTACCTGTACATTAATAGAATCATTGCCGCTCTCTATTTTTTGCTTCTCCAGCATTATAACCTCCACTTTTAGCATCATTGTTAAACTGGAGATTTATGGAATTATTGCCAGAATGTATGGTTTGTCTTACAGATTTGCTTTTCAGAGATTTATTCTCTATTTTACTTTTACTAAAAAAAGAACGCACGAACTGAATCATGCCAAGCGCACCTCCACTTCCCACAATATAGTCCCAATTTTCCTTAATCCAAGCCAAAAGAACTTCCATATAAATCCATCCTCCCCAGAATGAAATTAAGTCATCATTATTATAGCAGTCAATGAAAAAGACGCCAATCAATAGTTAGCGCCTTTCTCTATTCGGGGAGGAAATTATGTGGATGATCTCTGCCATTTCCAACAATTTCACACTATCATAATAGCACATTTAAAAGTCGCATTTAGTCGCAACTTGCGTTTTTCGTGAAATTTCTTGTATTGCACGGTCTCTCATTCTCATACATGTACTCCTGTCAAAATGATGATCCAGCGATATTTTCTCCCACAAAATATTTAGAAAATATCGGTCAATCATAATCGATTTCTGCTCCGGATCGGATAGTAAAGCAAGCAGCCTGAATCCTTTTGTAATCATGTCACCGTATCTGTTGAGCTCTTTTACCCGTAGTTCTTCCGCCTGTGCCATTTTCTGCCCAAACGCAATCACTATGTCCGACAAATCGGATGGAGAGCCGCCATCCACAGGCTCTTTATCGTATCTACATCCTCTGAGTGAGATCATATCCATCTCGCACTGCAAGCGGTATTGATTCAGAGAGTCAATGTGCTTTCTGCAGCGCCGAATCTCTTCAAAAAATCTCTCTACTTCGCCACGTACCCGCTTAGATTCACGATTTAAATTTGTTTTTGTCTTTTCATAAGTCGGATCCGGATTATGAAAAACACTCGGTCGCATTCCTTCAGTCATTACTTACCGTTCCTTTCCGGCAACACATAACGCACAAACCAAAACTCCAACACATGCGCCAAACATACATCCCAAAACAAACATCATTTTCTTGCCCCCACAGATTTTAAATACTCTTTCGGAATTTCCCCCGTAAGATATACATGCATTATTAAATATCCATCAGAAAGCCATGGTCGGGTTTTATCTTCAAATCCGAATCTATCTACTTTGCATTTCATCAAATGTCTTGACACTTCGGTACATCTCCCCTTGAAAATAAGTCTCTTCTGTTGCCAAATTTCGATTGGCATGTAATACGGATTAATGACTGAATGTAAGAAATTATATAATTTCATTTCGACCCCAGCTCCTTTACACAAATCAAAATGCCTTCCACATCGTTATATCGCTTAGTAATAAGTTCTACAGCCACCTGTGCATCATCTTTCCAAAATCCGCACTGCGTCATGCAGTCTTTAAGCATTTTCACCAGATTGTCAGTATCCGGTTTCGTTGTTTTATAGTTTCCATTTGTGTGATGCTTATCCTCCGGGAAACACCATATCGTAGACAATTGCACAGCACCCTCCAATGGTTTTTCCGGTGCATGTTTAGATAAATACGCAATATACTTACTCTGAATTTCTTTAAGTTCCGGCGGTTTGTAAATAACAGCCTTGCCATTTCGTACCGTAATTTTCTTTGCCTGAAATGTTTTTGTCGGAAGCTTCATATGGATAAAAAATCGAATCATGCTATTACCTCTTTGTATAAATCCGGATTGTTATATTTATTGTTCACGACTGCAATCATCCTGATATCGTCAAAATAATCGTCAGATGGCAATAACACAAATGCTTTTTGTTTCGAATCCCATTCAGCGACAACCAATCCATAAATATCACCAAACCCACATTTTGATTTTCTTGAAACTTTGATAATATCCCCCTCAAAAATCCGATTTCCATCATAATCTTTAAGGCCGATATATTGGCCAATGGTTTCTTCTCTTACAGAAATAGAACACTCTTTCCCTTCTTCATAGATTGAATAATCATTTTCTCCATGTTTAAGCAAGTCACCATAAATCCACCTTCCTGACTTTCTACATTTCCCACGAAATAATATTTTTCTCATTTCCAATCACATGCCTTTCTACTATTTTCACGACGGACATAACAGGGACAAATCTTTTCTCTTTTCAGAGACAATCCAGTTCCAGGAAAGGAAGTAATAAGGAAGGGTGTGTGGCGCAGCTTCTCGCCACACCCTTTCTTACTTACTTTCCTATAGGGACAAACCTATATATATAAACTGGAATGTCCAAGTATTAGACGAATATTAAAACCTATTTTTTAGGGTAAATTTTACCCTCTCCGAGCTCATAATTTCCGTTTGCAAGAATATCTCTTCGTACTGTTTTTTCGGAAACATCTAAATATGCTGCCATATCTTTTACCGTAACGATTTCCTTGCCGCCCATGCTCAGGTTTTCATAAGCAGTATCCACCTGTGAGATGCGGTCTTCTTTCTGTTTTGCTTTCGCCTTGTTTCCTGCTTCACGGCCCTTAGCGCGTACATCTTCAAGGCTGCCCTCCTCGGCTGCCATCGCCAGCACTCCGGTTTCATCCAGCCTGTGGATCGGATACGTAAACCACATATTAACAGGCTCAAACATCGGGAATTCGCGAAGTGTTCCCGCAATACGCCATGCCGTAGGCTTGACCGTTATCCCTGCAGCCTTGTCCGCTTCTCTGTCATAAATCGTTTGCCGGCTGTCGTTATTGACGCAGAGCTGAATCATATCGAGGATTGCGTCAGGGTCGCGGGCAAATACGCCGGAGCCGGACGCACGATCCATCGACCGCTTCATTCCCTGTCCGCCCTTCGAGTGATGGTGACAGTAAATTACCGCAGCCGATAATTCCGTACAGACCTTATCAAACTGGTTACAGAACCGCGCCATTTGGTCAGCACTGTTTTCATCGCCCGTAATAATCTTGTAAATCGGGTCGATAACAATAGCGATATAATTTTTCTTTTGCGCGCGGCGGATAAGTTTCGGTGTAAGCTGATCCATCGGTAGTGATTTTCCGCGCAGATTCCATATATCAATATTAGAAATGTAATCGGGACGTAAATTCAGCGCGGTATAGACGTCTTTAAACCGATGCAGGCAGCTTGCCCTGTCCAATTCCAAATTGACATATAAAACGCGTCCCTGCGTGCATTGAAAACCGCACCACTGCGTACCTTCTGCAATAGCGATACAAAGTTCAATCAGTGCGAAAGACTTACCTGCTTTTGACGGTCCGGAAATAAGCATTTTATGTCCCTGCCGAAGCACGCCATCAATCAATGATGGGGATAAATCGGGCATGTTATTCCACACATCAGACAGATCTTCCGGATCGGGCAGATCATCATTAACAGTCTCAATCCATTCTTTCCAGCTATCGAAATCTTCCTTCCCGATATGTGTGGCCATGAGAAACTGCTTTTTACCATTTCTCATGATGCCAGGCAATCGTGATAAACGGGACGGGTTTCTGTCCGCGCCATCGACCGGCAACCCGTTTTTCCGGCATACTTTGTACAGATAATCTACACGGCGTCGGTATTCTTCCTGTGACGCTGCGTCGATATGTACGATGGCATGAATGCTTTTGTTCCCGGAATACACCAATGCCGCGACCGGAAGTTCCAATTCCTCTATAATAGATTTCTGCTTCCCCGGCGGGAGCGTGTCTGATTCTACAAGAGCATATTTGTAATTGGATACATTTTCATTTTTAATACCCTTGCCGTCTAAAGGATTGAAACGGATCCATGCACCTGCTTTTTCATCGTAATCCGCAAGAGCATATCCGATGATATCTTTTATACTGTAGCCGTTTCTCTGGTACTTTTTGATACGGGAAATATATTCTCCTGCTGTTAAAGAATACGTACCTGAACCGGATGGGGAATATTTCCCATCGTCCCGCCTGAATGAAGACATAACGATCCCAACTTTATCGGATCGGTCAAAGAGCGCTTCCAGATACCGAATAATCTCATCTGCCGGATTCCATTGTTCCGGCTCTTTAATTTCCGATTCCTGTACATAGTGCTGATCAACGATAACGACATTGTCTGTTACCGTATCATCCCAGTCCATTACTTTGTTACCGTCTTCTTTTGTATGCGGCTGCCATCCATAATCTTTTGCTATCTGAGTAATCGTCGCTCCTGTAACCGGATTCGGATTCCCCTTGAATGACTGCCATTTTTTATGACATTCACCGTCATGGTAACGTTCCGGATCTTTTCGGCTCCATTCATCCCACACATCAACGCTGTAGCCCTCATGGCATAACGCCATACCTACATTAATCCATTCTTCATAGCTACAGGCCGCGGGCGGTATATACTCCAGCAATGGTCGTAAATCTATTTTCGACATAATTTACGCTCCAAAATTCAATTCCTGATTAGGAACATATAAAGCCGGCTTGATACCGCGGGGAATTGTCCAGTGATGATTAGCAATTTGAGAAATCATGCTATTAGCATCGTTAAACGTCCAGATCCCCACATGCTGAAAACCGCGGCTTTCTAAAAAGCGGATTTGTTTCGGAGTGGACAGCCCATTTTCCCGCCGTTTATTCAAACGGTCGAGTAAAAGACTGGCCTTTCCCGCATTGTCGATTTCGTCAGGAAATATGCCGAATTTCTCCAATGCTTTGAGCTGTTTGTCGCTTGCAGGTGCCATTTCCCACCCAAATGACGGGACATAATCAGATAAATCTTCTGCTTGTATAGACATTTCAAACTGCAATGGATCTACTAACTGGCGTTTCCGTTTTTTCATCGCTGATAATTCTTTTGCAAGAGCTTCCTCCCGCTCAAGAATGGTTTCCTCCGCTGCCCGCTTGTAAGCGTCCTCTATGTCAACAGCGGCCCCGGACTGGTCCAAGTCCTTCGTCATTCTTTTTGCGATATCATCTGTCTTGCAGATAAGCGATGCCGGGCGGCATAGTTCATGCCGCGCCGTATTCCACAAAAAATCCAATACCAATAAATCCTTTTTGCCCGTTTCCGGAGAAAGTCTTGTTCCCCGCCCTATACATTGGCAATATAAACTTCTGATCTTCGTTGCCCGAAGCATGATCACACAATCCACTGACGGACAGTCCCAACCTTCGGTCAATAACATGGCATTGCAGAGTACGTTATACTCTCCTGCTTCAAATTTCTTTAGCGTTTCTTCTCGATCCTGGCTGTTTCCATTCACCTCCGCTGCTTTCATTCCAAAATGATTTAAAATGGCTTTAAACTTTTTAGCTGTGGCTACCAAAGGTAAGAAGACTACAGTCTTCTTACCGGCGCAATATGTAACCATTTCTTTTGCAATTTGTTCAAGATACGGGTCAAGGGCTGTTCCTAAGGCTCCTGCCGCGTAATCTCCGGCAGACATACCAACGCCTGTGATATCAATCTTGAGCGGTATCGTCTGCGCCTTGATTTTGCACAAATAGCCATCCTTGATAGCCTGCGTCAAAGAATATTCATAAGCTAAGCTGTCGAAATAATTTCCCAGACACTGCAGATTATTTCGTTCCGGTGTGGCGGTTACGCCTAATACATTTGCCGTCGGGAAATGCTTCAGCACTTGTTGATAACTATCGGCCAGTGCGTGATGGGCTTCATCTACAATAATGGTGCCAAATTCATCTTCCGGAAACTGCCGGAGCCGTTTTTTACGCATGAGTGTCTGCACGGACCCCACAACAATTCTGTACCAGCTGGCAAGACTTGTTTCTTCCGCTTTTTCTTTAGCACATAAGAGACCTGTTGCGGTCTTGATTTTTTCCTGCGCCTGATTCAAAAGTTCTTCTCTATGGGCAAGAATCAAGACTTTTCTCCCCTCACGAACACAGTTTTCTGCGATTTTAGCAAAGGCAATCGTTTTGCCTGTGCCTGTGGGAAGAACCAAAAGCGTCTTCCTGTGACCGTTCGCCCATTCGCGCATAACAGCTGTAACCGCTTCCTGTTGGTAGGGTCTTAGTTCCATCATCAGAATGTCCCGACTGTGTAACCGCCCTGTGTTTTCGGAATTTTCTTATCATCCGGGGCAAGGAATTTCTTCGTTTCGTTGTAAGGCTGATCTTTGTAAATCCGGTGAACGATTTCTACATAACCTGATGCACCGATAACTTTATTCCATGGCATTTTCTCTGTCCCGCCCTTTTCCATTAATCCCAAGGAAATAAAGAATTGGGCAATTAACCATTGCTGCTTTGAAACTAAGAATAAATTTCTGAATACAAGCGCGTCACCATATTCTCCGCCATGCACGCGAAGCTTTAGTGCGGCTTGCGGGCATCGCGGTATTTTAGCTCCACCTTCGTAAATCTTTCGTTCAAAGCTTTCCACCGTAAACGGATAAACTCCTTCCGGTAATAAGACAAATTCATGATCTTTGCCGTCATCAGTGACAGTTTCGTCCCAGTCTAATACCTTGTCTTCTGCAGATGTTGTTCCGAACTGTTCAAAATTTGTACTCATGTTCTTCTCCTTTATGTAAATTAATTAAATGGAACACTGATATTGTTTAAAATAAATGCTTTAATCTGTTCCCACGCACCGATGAGCACACCGTCTATAAAATCAGACGGATAATTTTTCATCGGCATATCTTCTGGGAAATATCCTTTCATGGCCACCGCCTTGCGGATCTGTTCTTCTGTGATATGTTCCTGTTTCATTAAGTCATAGACTTTCTGTAAAGTAGCATTTACAGTAGATGTCGCAGGGACATCCGTGTCTTGAATCGGGACAGTTGGTTTCTTTATCGGGACAGTCGATTCAGGTTCTGATTTTTTTACTGTTTTCCGTTTTGCTTCCTGTTTCTTTTCTTGCATAGGTTTTACGCCCGGAGCAGCTCCATTTGGTATCAGTCGTACAATTTCGTTATAGTCAAATGGCAACTCTTCTGCTAAAGAAAATCGGTTCTTCGCGTCCGCAAAAGTTGTATGCGTGGTATACATGATTCGTTTTCCGCCTGCCGCTTTTTTTCGCGTTCCGTCTTCAATCAGGATTGTTTTGTAATTGGCGAAAAGCAGTAAATCTGCCCATTCTTTTACAAGCGGCGCGACTTTATTTGTCGTTTTAGATGATAGTTTCAGTTCCCAGTGGTCATACGTTCCCATTTCCTCCGGGAGCGTTACTGTTTTTAAAACAGCATGAGCAAGAACAACTACATTAATCCCCTGCCCAATGCAGGCGTCCAGATGTACAAGGAATCGGGCAAATTCTTCCACTAAATATGTGTAGCCGGCACCGTAACCGAAATCTTCAATTCCTTTTTTGTTGAATTTTCCGCAAATATAATCAATACACATACGCTCTGCCGCGTCTGCTGTGTCAATAACCAGCGTCTTACAAATAGTCGGATTATCATAGACCTCTTTGATGTTGCTCATCAGCAACGGCCATGATGTAATGTCTGTTACACGGCTGACATCAAGCTGTGCAGACCCTTTATCTAAGTCGAAAAAGAGCGGGGCAGGAAACTGGCTAGCAAATGTTGTTTTTCCGATACCTTCCACGCCGTAAACACAAACTTTGACAGGCTTACTGATGATTCCTTTTGTAATGTTCATTCTTATTCCCTTTCTTTAAAACACACCTTTGACGTACTTTGGCGCTTTTCCTTTAACCGCTTCTGTATCCCCTTTGACCATGCCGTCTTCGATGATAATGGAGCATTCATCACCGGTGGATACTCTTGTCGCAATGACCTGCAGTCCTTCCTGTTTGAGCCATGCGCCAAATTCCTGTAAAGTCTCCAAGTCCATCTGCTCCAGCTTGTCCATCAAAACAAAGCCACATTGCGGGTTTAATTTACGTACAATAGCTGTTGCTACTTTGAGCTGATCAGAGCCACTCATGCCATCCCATGGCATATTGTTATAAATCAGCTTGCCATCTTTGACGGATAATCCCGGCAGCGGCAATTCCGCAGAATCAAGAAGCTTACTTCTTTCTTCCCGGACGGATTCAATCTGTCCTGTCAGTCCGTCATATTCCTGCTGCAGATTATTTGCTTCCACCTCTGCGGCTTCTTTAGTAGAATTAGCACGGATTTTGATGTTCAATGCTTCAATTTCCGCCAGATTCTTTTCCAATTCAGCTGTGCTTTCATCATGAAGATCTTCTGCCGACTTCCGGGCAGTTAAACAATCCTGTTCTGCTTTCTGCAACGCTGCTTTAGCTTCATCAAAAGCAATTTGAGCATTTGCCAATATTTGTTCATAACGAGCGGCGTCCTGACGTTTCCGTTCATTTTCTCCGTTCCGTGCAAGAATCTCCTGCTGTTGTTTAATGAGTTCTGTTGCGCTGACGGGTTCTTTCGGTACGTTCGGGTACATCGGCATTTCGTCAGCTGCTTTCTTCTTGCGGTCTGCAATGCGGCCGACTTCCGTACGCTGTGCATACAGCTGATTCTCTTTTGTGTCCAGCTGCGACAGTACATCACCAATTCCTAAAATTTTCAGAAGAGAATCCGCCTTGTCCTTATCGCTTCCGTTGATAAACTTCGGGAGATCCAATGCCAGCGTGGATACAAATTCATTTAAAAGCTGCTGTCCGGATTTATTACCATTAGGGTCTGTTACTTTTAATGTGCTGTTTTCTCCTTTTCGTTCTACAATCAGTCCGTTAGACAGTTCAATATGCAGGTTCGGCGGTACCAGTGCTCCGTCCCGCTCCGGCACAGACGGTTTATAATTATTGCCGCCTAATGCCCATGCAATAGCATCCAATACAGACGTTTTTCCTTGTCCGTTTCTGCCGCCGATGATAGTAAGGCCGTCAGCTGACGGTTCAAACTGTACTGCTTTTACTCGTTTCACGTTTTCAATTAATAGTTCATTGATTTTTACTGGTTCTGTCATTTGTGTATTCCTCCCCTTATCTCAATCGTTCAATCTGCCTGAAAATGTCGTAAATCATAGCCGGAATGCTGTCGCCGGTTATATTTGCCCTGCATTTATCTTTTCTATAAAATGTGACGTCTACATAATCACCAGTGGGCTCTTCTACAAGTTCGATGTCTGTTACGCCGCATTCGGAATAATCTATTGCTTTCTTTAGGTACATGAGCGCGTTCTGTCTTTTGCTCTTTTCGACGAGTTTTGAAAATTCACGATATTTATTATTCTTTTCAAGTTCTGTCATTTGTCTATTCCTCCATTTTCTGATAATATAGAGGCGGAAAGTCTTAGCGATTCTTTTCCGCCTGCCGACTGATAATTGCAGTTATCAGTCGGCTTTTTCATTGATTTTTCATCTCATTGATGTCCAATTTATTAACAAAAAGAATTATTTCCCAGAAAATTTCTGAACGTATACTCGCTTCATTTGCGCTTGTCACGTCGCCTTTTTTACCCAGTTCCGCATAAATATTTGACTCTTCTTTGTACCTGCGGATTAAATATTTGACTACCTGTCCAAACTTTTCTGTGTTATCCATTTCTTGCCTCCTTCACTTTTACTACAATCAACATTCCCGGCTGCAGGTTGCCCACGTCTTTTATCCTGTTGTCTTTCTTTGCTTGCCACACCAATTTCCGCAGGTCCTCCCGGTCGGTGGCGATTTCTCTGCAAATATCCCAGAGCGTGTCACCGCTTTTGATTTCTTTGCGGTACTCGATTAATTCGTTACGCCCTGCAAAGAAATAATCATGCACAAGACTTCCATTTACCGCAGCGCCTGCACCTATTGTTGCTGCTGCTAATACGGCGGTCATCATTAATGCTTTATTCATGCCATTTTCCTCTTTCTCATCACGATATCTGCAACCTGTGAACTATGTGCTTTCATGCCGATTCTTAACTTGGCACGGTTCGTTGCCCACTCTTCTAATGCCCGGTAAGTCGATATCTTTTTACTTCCCACGGCAAACACAGGGAATGTAGGGTCGTTTTCTGCATAATCCCGCACTTGCTTTGTTCCGATATGCAGTATTTCTGCTATTTCATCCGGAACAAGTCCTATCTTTTCCACCTGCCTCACCTCTCTTTCTTTGTTTTGATTTCTAAACTTCTGGTGTAAAAAAATATACTGGTATATCTTCTTTTGATATACTCAAGACTTTTACACTTTCTGCTATTTCAGCCTGTGTGAAATCACGTTGCGAATTAAGTTTTGCCGCAAGAGACGACCGGCTCGTGCCAATAGCTCTCGCATAATCTTCACGTGTTAATCCCATTTCCGCAAGCCTCCCAAACAACTTATTATATTTGAATTTATTCTTCATTTTTAACACCTCCTCTCTTTTTAAGTGTAGTATTTCTACACTTTCAATTTTGATTATACTTTTCGCTCATTATTGTGTCAAGTAGTTTTCTAAACTTTATTTTCAATTTTTGCATTATCTTGTTGTGTTTTCAGAACAATGTGTGTATAATTTGGTTAGCGGGAGGTATTAGTATGGAAGAATTCAAAAATCGATTAAAAGAGGCACTTGAAAAAAGAGAAATGCGCCCAGTTGATCTTTCTGAAAGAACCGGTATTTCTCGGAGTGTAATTTCTTCTTATTTGGCAGGCCGATGGAAAGCAAAACAAGACAACTTATATTTAATATCTAAGGCCATGAATATTGACCCCGCATGGCTTATGGGCTATGACATTTCTATGGATGGAACGCCAACTAAAAAACATAAAGAATCACCAGCTCCGAAGGGAACACATAAGCCGCAATTTAAAAAAGTCCCAATGATGGGATATGCAGCAGCGGGACAGCCTTTGGAAGATATTAATCAAGATATTAACTTTTTTGATGTAGAAAATAAATACGATGTGGATTTCTGTATCACGGTTAGAGGCGACAGCATGATAAACGCTAATATCAACGATGGTGATATCATTTTTATAAAATCCATGTCAGAGGTCCCGAACGGGAAAATCGCCTGCGTTGAAATCGATAATGAAAAGGTTTGCTTAAAACGATTCTATAAAAATGAAAACGGCGTTATGCTCGTATCTGAAAACCCTGCTTATCCGCCAATGAACCTTAACGAATCTAATACATATGACGTCAAGATTTTAGGCCTTGCTGTTTTAAAACAATCAGAAATCCATTAACCACTCCCTTACTAGCTGAGGCACTTTCAATATGAAATTTATACCTATTATTTTTATATGTATAGTTATTTATTTTCTTTACAGATATTTCAAAAATAAGCGAAATATAGAGATTTCGCATTCGCGAATAATCAGAAACAGTCCCACTATCGATGAAGATGTATCATATCCAGTAAATTCTAGAAAATGCACAATGGTTTTTAAATCTAGAGTATGGGATTGGGATGAAAATATGCAGTGCCCTGTACATGATCCTACACTTGATTCGGCTGTTGCTAAAAACTTAACAAAAACAGAACAATTGTTTTTTGACACATTAAAAGAGTTGTCAACGATTTCCAATCTTCAAGGAGCATATGAAATATCTAGAAATAGTGGAGGTATATTTTCGGTAAATTATTCTGATGAAACCTCACAATTATATGTAGGAAAAGTTTTCTTTACGGACCCATACTCGGAATATGCAGTTGTTAAAAGCGGAGCAACCCGAGCTTCCCGAGTATTTAAATCTCGTCAAGAAGCTATTTTATACATAGATAACCATAACAAAGGGAACTATATAATAGAAGAAAGAAAACATCCTGCTTGTAGATACATGCAAGTTTTGAAGATAAAAGCACGCGCAAAATCTTTAGATGACATAATTTGTGTTGAAATTGTAGATAAGCCTTTATCAGTTTATCTTTCCGCACTTAATGGGTGGATTAAATATATAAAAAACTCAAAGATTTGATGCTTGTTACTACTCTTGATATAAGGCATTATTCGTTATATTTTCTTTACACCTATTTCAGACAATATAAAAATCCCGTCATTCTGCGGCAACAGAACAACGGGAAAATGTAACACCCCACCCAAGGGCTGATTACTATTATATTATAGCATAAACAGCCCTTATTGTAGAAAGGAGCTGTTTTATTATGCCCAAAAGAAAAGACGGACGATACGAAGTCACTATTCAAATTAATGGTAAACGGAAGCACTTTTTAGGCCGCACGCTAAAAGAAGCAAAAGACAAAAGAGAGCAATATATAGAAATGCAAGAAAAATGCCCTCTCGCTGAAAAAAAGATATTACTCAAAGAATGGATGAGTGCATGGCTTGAATCGATAAAAAATAATATCTCACCGGTGACACATACAAATTATTACTACACAATCAAAAAATACATTACAGAGTCGCCAATTGGAAACATATTGCTTGTCGACCTTACGCCGGCGATGTTTCGCACCTATTTCGCCGATTTATTGACAGAAAAATCTCCGCGGACTGTTAATAACTTACACACGATCCTACACGCAGGACTAAAACAGGCCGCAGAAGACGGTGCGATTACGGTTTCCCCACTAACAAACATCAAGCATGCTAAAATACCAAGAAAAGAACTAAAAACTCTCACTAATAATCAGATACGGCAGATGATAGAATTACTGCCTGAAGAGTGGATGAAATGCTATTTCCGGATTGCTGCCTACACAGGGCTTCGAATGGGAGAAATATCCGGACTGGATTATAAAAAAAGTTTTGATTTCAAAAAAAGCACACTGACCGTACTTCAATCTATCGTTAAAGTCGGAAGAGAAGAAACAATATCAACTGATCTAAAAACAAAATCAAGCAGGCGGACAATATCCGTTGATAAGAACACTATGCAAATGATTCATGCACAAATATCAAGGACTCTGCAAAAGAAATTATCAACGCCCAATTTCAAAGATAACGGACTGCTTTTCTGTCGTGATGACGGTTCACCGGTTAGAAGAAATCACATAGAAAAGATATCAAGGCGTGTATTTAAACTAATGGAGTTGCCGGAGATGACTTTTCATAGTATCCGCCATACGCACGCCACCATGCTATTAAAATCAGGCGTTCATCACAAGCTTGTTCAATACCGTTTAGGCCACAGCTCATTCCAAGTCACAATGGATATTTATTCCCACGTAACCCCTGAAATTGAATCCGAGGTCATCCATGTTTTAGACCGGATTATCTGACGACACTTTTGACGACACTTTGTATTTTTTTATACCGTTTTACGCCAAATTAAGCCTATATTTTGTCAGATTTTATCGCATTTCTTGAATCATACCTATAATTGGAAATCATGTTGCCGGCGAATACCGGCACGGGGGTTCGAATCCCCCTCTCTCCGCCATAAAGACAGATACCATCGGTGATTTCACCGATGGTATTTTTTCGTGCTAATGCCTTAATTTGTCCAAAAATGACCTTAGTGACAACATTTTGACAACATTTTTAAAAAATTTGGAAAGGATTTGGAAAAGACGAATGAATTAAAACCCCTTATTGTATATCCAGTCTTCTTTTATTAAAAAGAAACTGCATTTCTTTTCTTCATCCCACCGATGAATTATAAATATAAATTCTCCCTTGCTTAAAAGCATAGTTGTGGATTTACGGGAGCGGTCAATCTCAGTATACTTTTTGTCAATTTTCCATCCCCGGGACAAAAGTTGTTCTCCATATCGGTCAAATTCATCATCTGTTAAATTCCGTTCAAATGTTCTTGTTCCGCTAACAAAATAGACCAGCATTTTTTGGTGAATC